TAGCGGTCAAAGTGGCACCACTACCATAGATCGGGGCTTTAACAGATTTCTCCATCATCGAATACTCAGACGTTTCTGGAGCATTCATTGTGGGATCCTGAGAACAAGCAAAGTAGACAGAACCAGTACTCTGGCCTATCGTTGCATTTGTTGGAGCGGTACCCGAGTACACCAACTCAACCTTCTTCACACGATAATGAGTGAATCTAGGGTAGTAGGACTCAAGGGTTCGATCCCAGGAAGTTGTAGCCACACCACCGGCCTCACTGGACGTGAAGGACTTATAGGGTGTAAGAGGGATGTTAAGGTGACCGTTGTACGGTGCTCCAGAATTAGGAATGTAGACCCCAGTGATGAGGTCCCACTCGAATTTCTCTTCGGTCACAGAGTCATTGTTGGAGATAATGACATTCCCCACCGACGAAGGTAGGGTCTGCATCACTGTACGAACAATGGGGCGAGCATTTCGAACCAGATTGGAAGCTTTAGAGACAGCTTGTCTGGCCTTGGGGGGAAGGCGTTTAATACCTTCATTTGCAAGAGTACGAACCAATGGATTGGCCGCGACTTTGCGGGTAAATTTTACGGCACCCTTAAGGGCGCCTAGGATTTTCTTTCCTTTGCGGGGCATTTTGTAGTTTTGTATGGAATTCTCCGACTACATGGAGGACTGTACATCGACAGCCGCTGAGAGCACACCCGTGCAGTCTCTAGGCATTTACGGAATAAACCGATTTAGCATTCATGTGAATTTTGGGTGATCACCCCCAAGGAGGGGATGTTAGGCTGTAGACTCCATGGGTAAGTTTACCGACATTCCAGGTCACGGATAGGATTAGTTCCTCAACTCTTCAAAGAATTGATCAGCATAACGTTGATTGTTAACGTCAACATGAACAAACTTAGGTTGAACTGGACGGCCACTAGATGAATAATATTTCCTGATCTCGGTCTCCCTCTGTCCATTGAGGACGAAGGATTTAACCACGACCATACCATCTTCGAGAATTTCTTCGACAGAGGAGTCATCTTGGGGGTCAAGGACCTTGGTACTACAGTATCGCAGTCCATTCGCGGTCGCACGGACACGATTCATCCGTTCCTGCTCGGCCAACGCGGCCTGAGGTCCAATAGGGACTTGGATAGGAAGAATGTTAAGAAGTGTCTGTGGTGAAGGAAGAGGTTTGTCCGTTTGGAGAACCTTGTTCTGGCCCTCAACCATGAGGCTCTCACACGACGTGATGTCTCGGTCAAGTTGGGCAGAAATTTCTTTCATAATATCCGACGCCAGTCGCGCATCAGATAGGGATTTGGGGCTATTATTGTAACGTTTATAAACGTCACGGGAATGCTTTTCAGCATCAATGAGAAAAGTTACGGCGGAGGCTTTTGCCTTCTTGATTTGTTCACGGCCAATCGCAGCCAAGTCTTTTTGTTGATTATCCATTTTGTATGGGATGCCTTGTATGGAACAAGGGACTGTACATTAGGAAAACCAACGAAGATCTTGGGGGGCCGTGCAGTCTCTCGGCGTTGTTTCTAGCACGGAAATATTAAGGACTCAGTCCACCGTTTTGACCCCAGAGTCCATAGACTCACTTTTCCCAACCCCATAGTTTTTCGACGTTTCGGTCGTAAATATTATTAATTCTCTTCTCCGTCACCAAGGATCGCAGGGCCATGAGCCAATAACTGCGAAAGCATGCCATCCTCCAGAAACTCCATAGTCTCACGGAAGAACTCGTATTCAGAGCAAGGCACTCTCCTAGTGGCGATGTAACGATCAACATCCTCAGGCCCGCGGAAGATTTCCACGAGAGCATCATAATTTTCTACAATGTCTTTAACCTGATTATGGGGAATGATCTTGTACCGTTCCATCTTGGTTCGGAAACGGGAATCCTTAACTCTCCTGATAAGGGACTTATTGTTTTTTATAAAGTCAGGACCTTCCGAGAGATAGTTGTTTAGAACCACCTGTTGGGTCTCGAAAGTACAGTTAAGGTTAGAGAAGTCGAATTGTTTCATCTTATGTGAAATCTTTAATGAGAGATCATGGAGATCGGGACAAGGGATGCGAAAATCTGCAATCCAATTGACAGTCCAATACTTGATCAAACCCTCTCGAGTCATGGGACTCAGGCGACCAAATTCTGATCTCTTTTTGAGGTAGAGGAGACGCTTATTTAACGACAAAGCGTCCTCGGCCATTGGCGAGGATCCTTGGGCGAGTCTAGAAATGTACGCTATGCGCTGCATCCAGACATCACCCTCCTCTCGAGCCTTTGACTCCATCTCAGAGTAAACATGATTAAGACAACCGGGATACATCTTGAAGTCCACGAGTGACTCGATGTAACGACCTGTGAGAAGTTTAATACCTTCAAGCCTATAGAGGGCTAGGGACTTGTCGTTTACAAAACAAGCAGCCATAAAGCGTTGATCACGGGTTATCTTCATGTCAAGAGGAGCAAGGCCTATATCAATTCCATAACCGCCCAGATGGGCAGGTAAGAACCAATTGGGATAAAACCTTCCTTGGAATCCTCTATTGATCTCATCAAAACGTTTGAGCATTAAAGGGAGACAGCTCTTGGCCCAGGGGACCAATTGACACATAACATTGAAGTCACGTGCCAAGGAGACTGGTGTGACATAGTCACTTCCCTGATTCTTCAAACATACACCCATTATTATATTTTGGTTCAGATACCCGCATCGAATCATGGGCTTGGGGAAAGTAGACCGGAGGTGCAAGTATCTGCAATTTCGACGATCAACATCCTTCACAGGAAGGGGTGCACCCTCCCGATCTGTGACGAAGTAATGGTGTCCACGGAACGAGTCCGTAGAAATGAGACCAATCACCTCATCAAACCAAGGAGATCCCGAGTTCTTCTTCTCGAGGCCGTCCTTTGGTAACCAAATTGGTTTTATATCAAATCCATCACAGTTTTGAATCTCAAACTGTCCAGACCGCTTCCTTGTCGGTCGGATGAACAACTGGGAGTTGATCATCGCCATATAGGGTGAGAGATATTGTTTGCCGCGGGAGATCTTAAATCCTGCGTCCGCAGCAGTTTTGTTGAATATCGGGTAAAACGAAGGATGACACTTAAAAACCATGTCATCCCCGTTGATCAATCGACTATGGGATTTCCTCATCTTGTTTGCCGCGTACCGTTTTAATATAGTTGGTACACCGTCTTTATTTTCCGCCTCCCAGCGGTCAATAGCCGTCATCAAGACAGCACGGTTAATAACACATAATAAGGCAAAACTACAGACATGTCCCATTGGTTGGGCATCACGAACAAAAACCTGAAAGGATTTTTGAATGACACCAACCGCATGAACCATTTCACCAGTCTCCTCAGAAAGTTCCATCTTTGGAGAGACACCGTCATCCTCATAGAGAGGGCCAGTGACAGCCGGATAGGTGGCAATGCCACCATTAAAGCTTGATGAAAGGAGTCCGAAACCACGAACAGAGCGGAGCCCCTCAAGGGCCGCAAAGGTGGCATCAATCTTTACTAGATCGGTAGCAGACGAATAGTCAATGCTAGCCCAATCGGAGCAGATCGTATCAGACATAAAAAGGTCGATCTCTTGTATTCTCTCAGTTAAATCGGCATGACGCATGGTACTGTCGGGTTGTGATTTCCAACAATCCAGCATCACACCTTATACAGGGCGGAGAGAACTTGCAAGATAGGAGTCGCTCTTAGAAATGGAGCGGTGTTTACTGGGTTCGTCGATAGCGATGACATCGATGTCAAG